GTCCCCGTTGAATGTCGGCAATCCCCATAATCTCGTAAATCTGACCCTTGACTTGCTCCATAGCCTGATAAGCCATCGTCAAGCCTTGAGCGATTGGGGTTATATCTACTAAGTCAATAGCCCCTTTCATGCCTTGTTTCTCAGCAAAAGCAGCCCAATTCTTAACTGGAATCAGGGTGTTGTTTTCGCCCTCAGAGAATAGTCTTGCAAGGCTTGGCTCGGAAGCGTCATAGACACCTCGTACTTTTAAGGCGTTAATGAAGCCATCTATGCGGTCTGCAAGCGTGTCTAATTGCTTGGCTTGGTCTTGGTATAGAACAAAGTCAGGTACAGGCTCTAAGCTGTCTGTAGTCAGCGTAGCGTACATTGGCTTAGGGCATGGAAAGAATCCCTCTAACTGTAATGGGTCATCCTTTTCATCAAGAATCTCACCCATCGACTTGCTAACCCAAAAGACTTTGCCTTGTTCTTTATCCCAAATCTCATAGATACAGGCTTGGAAATGTTCGGCAACCATTTGTTTGGTAGCCCATTTATCGCTGTCAGGCTTGGTGTCTAGTGGTATCTTACTGCCCATTTCTTCGCCAAAGCGGTCAATCAGAGCTTGTCGGCTCATATAGACTTTACGCCATACAGCCGTTACCTCCTCCCATGTACGAGCAACAGTATGACCAAAATCACGCCAATGGCAATAATCGACTGGGGCACACTCATATTCAATGCGTTCCTTCGATTCCACCAGTTCAGCGTTTTCCGTTTCTGCTTCATCGGCATCCTCTGTAATCTGTAGCCCGTCTTCGGGCATTTGGCCTGCAATACCTTCATTGATGTTATTTTGCTCTGCAACAATATGTGGCTCATAACGAACCCATGCTGTACCTCTACCACCTAATAAGCGGTCAAGCACAGCATTATCCATAGCCGAGCGATAGTCATGGTAATGCTCGACTTCGTACTCTAAAGCCCGTTCTAGCATCATAGAAGCAACACGCCCAATCGGGTCGTTATCTCTAAATCTTCGGGTTACATCGGGGCGGGGCAGTCTAGCAAAGATGGCAGGCTTGATAACCTGAACATTAGACCAAAGGATATTAAAGCGAGCATTGGGGTTATTACGGGTACGGCTGTCATCACGATAACGCTTAATGATTCTTGGTACTCTTGCTTCCCATTCCCTAAAAGACTTGTCGTACTGGGCGATGGTGTTGTACCAATCTTCGTAAGTCTTGTTTAGCGTATCGTTCATAGTTAATACCTTTGATTAGTAATTCGTGGCGTAGATTTCCACATTTCTTCTAGCGTTACTTCATTCTGTCCAACAACGATGCCACGAATCGGTGCGTTTTGCTTCGCAATTTCTGCTTCATCTCGCCAAGCGACAGAAAGCATCCTAAAAGCATCCGCTCCATGACTAGTCCAATCATGTCTAGGCTTATCTCTAAATACTTTCTTATCTTCATCGTACTCCCGTTGGTACTGACGCAAACATTCAATGCCTTCTGAACACTTCATGGCATCAAACCAAGTGCGACTTAACGCCATTCTTGTAGCTTGTATGCCGTCTTGTAATGACAGATTAGGTACGATTTTAAACAAATTTCCGCTTTTTAGGGGCAATTTATCTATTAATTGTTCAATTATTGACTTACCACCGCTTGCTAAAGTTTTAGCTCTAGCGTCATGCGGTAGCCAATGTGTGCCATATTCGTATGGTCGTTCTTTAATTTGGTTAGCATAATAAGGAATAGGTTGCCCATGTGCTTCATGGTAATCCAATACCCGTAACTCTCCATGTACGACCTGATACCACCAAATAGCCGTAGCATCGTTAAAGCCCAAGTCCCAAGCCGTATGCACAGGGAATAGGGTGTCGCACTCAACCTTGTCAATACGCCCTGCATCGGTCAACAATCGCATCTCTGTGCCATATATAGCACCAATGATGGCAGCTTCAAAGCTACACTCAAACTCTTGTTGGTATTGGTCAATCGACATAGACTTTAAGGCATCGTCTAGTTCAGCCTGTAGGATTAACTTAGTCTGACTAGCCCGTAAAACAGAGCTATACCATTCATTTTTGTTAATCGTAGCGTACTGGTATATGTCGTAAAAGGTATTGTGACCCTTTGGCGTACCAATAAAGGTAGCCCAACCCTGTCTATCAGCCAATAGGGGTCGTATTACCTCGCCCCATATCTTTGGCTTCATATCAGCGTACTCGTCAAGAACTACGCCATCTAGGTATAAACCCCGCAAAGCATCAGGATTGTCTGCACCAAATAAACGAATTCTAGCCCCGTTGAATAGCTCAATCCACAACTCTGAGATATTGTGCTTAACCCTAGCAGGCTCGCTAAACTGCATAAGGTAATCAAAAGCAATAGACTTAGCTTGGGCATAGTACGGGGCAATGTAGGCATATCGGGCATTTTCCTTAGTTTCGGTCAAAGCTCGCCAAAGAATGTCGTTAATACAGGCTACAGTCTTACCAGCCCTTCGGTGGGCAATAATGACAGCCCAGCGTTGGGTTCTATCGTGAAAGTCTAGAAATACATCTCTAGGCTTATACAGTTCAATATTGAGGTCTGTATATTCGGCTACTTCTTCCATGTAACCACATATCGAATGGGTTTATCCTCACTACCAGTATGCTCAGTACGGGCTAGTTTAGGTACATGGTATTCAGCCACTTGCATAAAGCAATCAAATGCGTGTTTAGGGCCGTATTTAGGGTCATCAGCAATGGCTTCTAGCCACTCTTGTAACTTATGGCTATTACCATCAACAAAGCGTGCTATGGCTTCTCTAGCCAATGCGGTGGATTTGTTAGGACTACCAGCAGGTCTGCCAGCACCCTTAATATTTCTTAATTGTTTATTTTCCATACTTATCCAAGTGATTGATTAAGTTAGGGTAAATTCTAATACTAAAACTAAGTTTATGCCATCTGTTTAACAAATTGGTTAAAGTGCTTCATTAACTCCGCTTTACGCTTCATACGCTTATCTTCGTTCTTTTCTAGCGTGGTCTGTTTGTGCGGTTGCAACAAAGAGTTCTCAGGTTTAATCTTTTCTTTTTTAAACATTACATATCCTTCATCTTATCGGTAAGCATTTGTTTTCTAGTCTTTTTGGGCGGTTTTGCGGTCTTAGCCGACTCAATAAAGTCTTGCTTGCTAGGAGCGTCTTTGCTACCAACCTTGTTCATCTTTTCGCCTGAACCCGCCTTAATCCTAGCCCTTTTGCGGTGAATATTGGCATATAGTCCGTCTTTCATTAGCAACTCCATCTCGCTCTTGCTTTTCCTCGTTCCCCAGTCCAGCCTTTTGACCTTGCACAGAAACTATCATGGCGTGGCCCACTAGCTTGGGGGGCTTGTAAATTGGCGTTGTTCTTGCGGTTATAGGCAGCTCTGCCTTTTGCCGTCATACCTGCACCTTCTTCAACAGATAGGTAATTACGACCTTTGCCTTTAGTAGTCTTAGGTATTGGCTTATCGTGCTTATCCATTGCAGCACGAATTTGGTCTTGCCTACTCATGCTTTTTCTTCAATGTATTTGCCATAGGCTTCTTCTAGCTTATTCTTGCGGTTGCCTTTGGCGTATTTACGCTCAGTAGCAAGAGCAATAGCTACGGCTTGTTTTTTTGGTTTGCCAGCTTCCATCTCTTTTTTGATGTTTTTGCCTACCGCTTCTTTGCTACCTGATTTGACTAATGGCATGAAATATCCTTTTATTTCAAGAACTTAAGTTTATAAGTCGTAGTGTTAATTAAGTCGGCAATTTCATCAATAATGTTCTGTAGTTCGCTGTCTTGCGGTAAATCTTGGCGGGCATCTGCCACAAAGTTTTGTAAGGATTCCATGTAGCGTACTGGGTCTTTAGGCTGGTGGTAAACGCTTGGAAATGCGGTAAATTTGCCATACTTGCCAGCGTGGGATTCAGCAAAGCTGTCAGTTAAATCTACAATGGCTTCGTAGTATTTTTGCAACGCTTTGTGGCGTGAGTAGGAATCCGTTGTGAAATGGAAGAAATGCGTGTTAGTCGCAGAATGTAGCAATGTAGCTACGAATAATGCACAATTTTCCATAGAATCTCCTTTACATACCCAATTATATTAGGTTTTTTGCAAAATCCATACACTCCAATAAGGGTAGGCGTTAAAAAAGTTATCGTCTTTATCCTCTGTCGGTTTGTATTTAGACCTAACAAATTTGTTATATGCCTCGACATCAAACATAAATCCATGCTTTTGGAATAGCCTGTACCAGTATTCAATGGGCTGAATATTGCAATGTGTAGGGT